ATTCATTAAACCTTCCGCTCGAAAAAGGAAACAAAAACTAAAAGCTATATATAACGCCAAATTTTTGGCTAAGAATGAGGATTAATTTAATATTTATAATTAAATAATCAACATGTTTAAATATAATGCAAAATTAGTTAGAGTAGTTGATGGTGATACTGTTGATGCTCTTGTAGATTTAGGATTTAGTACCTTTAAAAAAGTAAGAATTAGAATGATGGGCATAAACGCCCCAGAATCCAGAACCAGAGATTTAGAAGAAAAAGCTAAAGGGTTAGCTGCAAAAATTAGATTAGAAGAACTTTTAGAAGAAGATAAATTTGTTTTAGAATCTCATGGAGTTGGTAAATTTGGAAGATGTTTAGGTACTCTACATGTTGATGATGTAAATGTTAATAAAACATTAGTAAAAGAAGGTCATGCTTGGGAATATTACGGTGGTAAAAGATGATAGATAAAAATAAATTATTTGAATTATTTGGAAGTCCTAATGAAAAAGAGGATGCTCAGGTATTAATGAATCTTGAAAAAGATTTTTTAGAGAAACCATTTGCTAAAATTGGCATGTTTACAAAACTTATAGTAAATAATTGGGTATTTCACCAAAAACTACAACAATTCTTGTCAAAAGAACAACCTAATTTTGATATTGAAGATACTAAAAGAGCTTCGGATTTTACTATATACAATAGGGCTTGGCATTACATAAAAAAAATAGATATTGATGACGAGAATGATCTAAAAGCACTAATAGAATTCAAAAAAGAACCTTTTTTAAAAGCACTAGAATCAGCACTTGAATATTTTTCAGATCCAGATATTGAACAATATGAAAGATGCGCGTTTTTACTAAAAATTATTAAACTAAAAAAACAAGTTTAAAATTACGTGCCTCCCTAACCTATTTTATATACCTTGGAATCACGGGGTTTTTAAAAAAATGGGATGAAAATAAAGGCAACACAGGGGGGAAGGAAAAATATTAATAAATAATAAAACAGTTATGAAATTATCAGCAGAACAAATACAATCAAATTGGGAAGTATTCCTAAACAACATTAAAGAACACATCTCAGGTAATAGAGGTGATCAATTATATAAATTCTATCAAAGATATGAAGATAGAATTATTCTAATGCCAGCAGCGCATAAAAAAGAATATCATTCAGCTTTTCCAGGTGGTTATGTCCACCATGTTAATAGAGTAGTTGATGCAGCACTACAATTACTCCCTATTTGGGAAAATTTAGGTTGTGATATGTCTACATTTACTAAAGAAGAATTAGTATTTTCTGCTATAAACCATGATTTAGGTAAAATGGGAGATAAAGATAATGAAGCCTATATACCTCAGACAGATCAATGGAGAAAAGATAAATTAGGTGAAGATTATATGTTTAATAAGAAAGTGCCTTATTGTTCTGTCCCAGATAGAAGTTTATTTTTATTACAACAACATGACATTCAGGTAACTTTTAATGAAATGTTATCAATTAAAACACATGATGGTTTATATGATGAAGCTAATAAAAAATATTTATTTGCCTATATGCCTGAACAAAAACCTCGTACATCTTTACCATTTATTTTACACCAAGCTGATTTAATGGCTGCTAGGTTAGAATTTGAAATGGAGTGGTTACCAAAATTTTCTCAAAATAATTTGGAAACGCAAAAAAAGGTTACTACATTGTCTAATAATAAAAAATCATCTACAAAAAACAGAGCATTAAATACTGTAAAAAGTGAAGGTTTAAAAAATATGTTAGATAATTTATAATAATGATTTTAGAAATAATTATAGGAATTTTAAGTTTAACTATTGTTGTGTTTATTTACACAACAGTAAATTTAATGCGTAAAGTAGAAAAGATTGAGGACGTAGTCATAAGATATGATAGATTTATATCTGAATATAGTAAACAAATAGAAAATACTGAAAGTAGATTAAAAGAAATAGATGCTAAGGGTATTTTTAAAAGTGATGATGAAATTGGTTGGTTTTTTAAACAAATAAAAAGGTTACAAGAAGATGTATCACGATTTAAAGCTGACTAATGGCCCGAAAAAGAAGAAAAAAGAGTAAAAATTATTTTACTCAAGACACAGAGGATGCAATTGTACTTTACAATAACACCTCAGATTCTGAAAAAAGATCTAAAATATACGAAGCGCGAATTCATTACGCGTTTTTTAAGTTAACAGAAAACATAATTCATACATTTAAATTTTACCATACTGAGGTAAATAATTTAGAACATCTACAACATGAAATTATTACTTTTTTATTAACCAAAATGCATTTATTTGACCCAGGTAAAGGTGCTAAGGCATATTCTTACTTTGGAACAATAGTTAAAAGGTGGTTAATATTATATAATACTAAAAATTATAATAAAAAAATTAAAAAAGTCCCAACTGACCACTTATTAAAAGAAGGCTCAACTTATGTTTGGAATAATGTAGATAATTATGGAAAGAAAAAAGATGAATTAAGTGAGTATATAGATTTATTTGTTGAATATACTACAGAAAACATATTAGAATTATTTCCAAAAAAGAATGATGCCCAAATAGCGGATGCAATTTTAGAATTATTTAGAAAAAGAGAAGTATTAGAAGTATTTAATAAAAAAGCACTTTATATCTATATTCGTGAAATGGTTGAAGTAAAAACTCCAAAAATTACAAAAATAGCCGATAAACTTTACGATATATTTAGAAGTAATTATATCCATTTCTTAGAACACGGTTACACTAGATTCCAATAAATTTATTGGTATAATATTTATAACCAAAACATTATGGCAAATTTAGATAACATAGTATTTGGAAAGAAAAAATTCTCCGATATTTTAGGTGAGATTTACCAAAATCAAAAGAAAAAAGAAACCCAAATTAGTGGCCTCATATCAGAATTAAAACCTTTAGTTTCTGATATTGGTGATGCAACTTTAATTGTTCCATTAATAAAAGATTATTTAGAAATTGGCGTTCGTAACGATGAACAATTAATTAAAATGGCTACTATAGTACAGCGTGCGCTTAATAATGGTAGTGGTGATGATGCATTGGGAATTACAGAAGCTGAAAAAGAAGAGCTTATGGCTCAATTAGATGAATTGAATAATTCTTTTAAAGGTAAGGAAAATAAAGATGGCAGTAAATAGAGGTTTATCCTTTCTTAGTAATTTTGTTTCCAAATCAATAAGACGTGTAGATGGTGCACTTGATTCTTTAAAAGATAAAGTTGTAGCTGCTCGTGTAATTGATATTAACTTAAATAGTAATTCTACTTTATACTCTCAAACGGGTGAATGGCAGGGTATTGGGACTATACAATTTCAAATTGTTGATAGTCCAACTTCTGATGAATCAATTAGTTCTTCTAAATTAAATTTAGCTAAACCACTTTACCCTCAATTAAAAAATTATCCTTTAGTAAATGAAATAGTATTATTAATTAAATTACCAAATAAATCTTCAATAAGTAAAATTAGTGGAGCAACAACTTATTATTATTTTACACCATTATCTATTTGGAATCATCCTGAACAAAATGCTTATCCAAATCCATTAAATAACCAAAATAGTGATTCACAAAAATCTGATTACCAACAAATAGAAGCTGGTAATGCAAGAAAAGTTAATGATGAATCTAGTGATATTGATTTAAATGGAGCAAGTGGAGGTACTTTTGTTGAAAATGGAAATATTCATCCAATATTACCTTTTGCAGGAGATAATATATTAGAAGGAAGATTTGGTAATACTATAAGATTAGGTAACACCTCTAAAATTGATGGAAGTATCCAAAATAATTGGTCAGAAGAAGGAGAAGATGGTAATCCAATTACAATTATTCGTAATGGTCAAGACCCTGAATTAGAACCTCCAGGATGGATACCAACAACAGAAAATATTAATACTGATTTGGGTTCTATTTATTTAACTTCAAATCAAAAAATACCTATAGATGTAGCAAAATTTACAACTGATTCAATAAGTAAAGAACCTGAAGAACCAAATCAATATACATCAAACCAAGTAATACTAAACTCAGGTAGATTAGTTTTTAATACTAATGTTGATAGTATACTTTTATCCTCTAAAAAATCTATATTATTAACATCAAATGAAGAAATTGGTTTAGACGCAACAACATCAGTTAATATTTCTGCCCCAAAAATTAATTTAGGTAATTTAAATGCAGAACAATCCTTAGTTTTAGGAGATGATTTTATGACACAATTTGATTTATTATTA